GAGATAGTGGTGGTCCACTTATTATGACAAACGATGATGGAGAGTATGAGTTAATCGGAATAGTTAGTTGGGGATATGGTTGAGCGGAAGCTGGGTATCCGGGAGTATACTCTAAAGTCTGGTCTAGACTTGATTGGTTTTTTGGTTACATAGGTGAACCTGAAGAAGATTTTGAAGTAGAATTATATGGTGATGTAAACTTTGATGGTTCATTAGATATAACAGATGTTATACTATTAGTTAATTTTGTTTTAGGACAAACACCAACAGAAGAAGAGGCGTTGACTGCAGATTTCAATCAAGATGGTATTATCAATATTCTTGATGTAATAACATTAGTTGGTGAGATACTTGGAACTAATTTTGCACAATCAATTCAATGGTTAGAGGATAATTTTCCACAATTAAAAACAAAAGAAAGATTAAGCAAATTAAATAAATTAGAATATTTTAGTAAAACAGGAGGTTTTAATGGTAACGAAAAGTAAAAAAATGTTGTTAATTAGTGCTATAATTGATAAATATAATGCACAAAAATCAGAGGCGTTAGCTCATTTGGAAATTTTATTTACTAATCCAGTTGGTATCGGAGAACATACTGATATATTAAGTGAAATTGATAAATGGGTAAATACACTTTCACAGGCGGAAGATAATTTAAGTTCATTGGATAGATATTTTGAAGAAGATTCAGGTCCAAAATCTTTTATTAAATCCTCAACAACAAAAAAATCAGGAGATAAAAATGGGTAAACAAGTTAAAAAGCATGGTTATAGTTGTAAATTAGTTAGAGTTGTCGATGGTGACACTTGTGATGCAATGATTGATTTGGGTTTTGATACTTGGGTTAAAAAGAGAATTAGATTTATGGGTGTTGATACTTGGGAATCAAGAACTCGTGACCTTGAAGAAAAAGCTAAGGGAATGGAAGCAAAAGCATTTACTAAAGATAAATTAGAAAATTCAGATGAAGGTAAATTTTCAATTATATCACATGGAGTTGGGAAATATGGTAGAGTTCTCGGTGAATTGTTTATTAAAGGTCATGAAGTATCATTGAATCAATTGTTGATAGAAAACGGCCACGCTTATGAATATGAAGGTGGTAAGAAAAAAGTATTTGGTAGTTAATGAAATTTTTAACAAGAAAATTAGTAACACATGAAGACTTGAACCCACGAGGATATCTACATGGTGGTCAATTGTTAAAATGGATTGATGAGGAAGGTGGTATCCACGCCGGATTGGAATTAAATACAGGACTTATAGTTACTAAGATGATATCAGAAATAGATTTTAAATTTCCGGTGATACTTGGTGATGTAGTGGAAATAGGTATACAAACATTAGAAATTGGAAAGACATCTTGTACCCTAGCTTGTGAAGTCAGAAGTTTACACGCAGATAAAGTGGTATTAACAATAGATAAAATAGTATATGTAAGAGTTAATAAATATGGACTTCCAAAAGGACATGGATGGATGAAATCAGATGACTAAACAAGAAAAAAAACTTTTAAAAGAAGCTCTAAAGATGTGTGGTGAATATAACTGGCACGATGAGACATCAATGCGTTTTGCATTAAGTAATGTGAAAAATTTTTTGGAGGAAAATTTTGATATAGGGGAAAAAGATGGACAAGAGTAATTGGATAAATAATGTCATCATAGTATCAGGTGGATTTGATCCCGTACATAAAGGACATATTAGAATGTTTAGAGAAGCAGCTAATTTGGGTGCACAAGTAATAGTAGGATTAAATTCAGATAAATGGTTAACAAGAAAAAAAGGTAAACCATTTATGGAATGGGATGAGAGAGCGGAAATACTTGAGAGTTGTAAATTTATAACTCAAGTAATAGCCTTTGATGATTCAGATGATACAGCGAATGAAGCTATTCGTAATGTTTATGATATGTTTGATTATCAAAATAAAGATTATAAAATATATTTTGCAAACGGTGGAGATAGAGGTAAGGGTAATGTACCTGAACTTGATGTTTGTAGGGATTTAAATGTTACAATGTTGTGGGGTATTGGAGGAGGAAAGATACAATCTTCTTCATGGTTAACTAAAAAATAGTATTAAAATGAGAATATGAAATATTTATATATGTATTGATGTATTGCATTTATTTGGAGTTTTTTTATGCCGAGAGTGTATAATAATAGATTTAGTAATTCGTTAGAAAATGAGATAGGTAATATCTATGATAAACCTACGACTTCTACAGATCCAAGAAATTCAGGACCTCTCTGGTATGGAGATCCTTTAACGAAAGGTACACATATTAGAAATCCAGGAACTGTTATGAATTCGGTCAAAATGACGAATAAGAGATTTAGTAATTCTAATTCTGATAGTTTCAATGAAATATCTAATAGAAGAGTACAACCTAATGCACGACAAAAACAATCCTATTATAATAATGTTTTTAAAAATAGTAAATCGTATTATTCTATTCCTAATAGGTATGTAGGATATAAAACCAGATCTCAAATTCAAACCAGAAATGATGATCCTGGATCAAGATGGTATCAAAATGCAATAGATTGGATACATAATCCAGTAGGACCTGAACCAGACATATGTAGATATGAAAGTGGTATTGGTG